TCGATTACTTCTTCTTTTTTATTAAAAAATTCCATTAATTCATAAAACCTATATTAATTATCTTCCTAGATTATTTATTGGTTAATTCCTCCACCGCCGCCGGAGTAGCCGCCACCGCCGGTGCCGTAGTATCCACCCTGACCTGCTGCTGGTTTGAAGGGCGAGTATGCCCCGCCATAGTTAGTAATGTATTGTGGCTGTCCATTTTCGCCATTAGCGGTTGGTGCGAGCATCGTTGCTCCTTGGTAACCTGAATCTCCTCCTCTCTGCTGTGGAACGACAACTGGGAAAGTCCGAACTGTTGATGGCTGAGTCGTTTGATACGATTGTCGATCTTGACCGGGCACAGCAGTCGGTATATTTCGAACTGTTGATGGCTGAGTCGTTTGATACGATTGTCGATCTTGACCGGGCACAGCAGTCGGTATATTTCGAACTGTTGGTGCTGCTGCTGCTGTCTGTGTCTGCCCCACTTGTGGAGATATCAGCGCAGCAGGTGGAAGATTAAATTGAGGTTGTGACTGTCCATTTTCACCATTAGCGGTGGAGGCGAGCATCGATGCTCCTTGATATGACGTGCCTCCTCGGGTGAGAGCGCCAATAGCTGGTGGACCTGTATCTCCGAATGGAAGAACAACCACAGGACCGTCAGCGCTTCTTTCGAGAGTCGCAAATGCAACTTGCTCGTCAATTTTAGCCAGTTCAACTAATGAGAAAAAATCATACGGCCAATTATAGGTTAACGGGAAAGGATCGGTTTTTTGGACTCCACCTTTCCCTGCACCGGCAGCTATTACGTCCGTCACTACGGGCTGGCGAGCGTAGAAAGGAAGCGTTGTGGCGGAATTGCCTTCAACAACTTTTCTAAAATAATTTGTTTGTGCTTTTTGTTTAACCTTGAATACCATCCATTGTAGTTTTTGATCGACCCCAGACAATAATTCGCCGGTCTGTAATGGATGTGTTATTGTTTTTCTCTGAACTATTTCACTGGTAGGCAGCGCTTCCACTACTGGCACCTGGGTTCCGCCGACATCTTCGCTAATTTCGAACGATTTAGCAATGCGAGGGGGTAAGTTCTGCCATATGTTTATCAAATCCTGCTGATTTAGAGTATGTTCAAATTCAAAGATATACATTGAAAACGGATCTACATCAGGATAAGTTATGAAATCCATACTTGGTGGAAAGACATAACGCTGCATCGCATTAATCATATCAACAACGGATTGTTTCGCAGCTTCGGCGGGGAAGGTGCTGGTGCTTGGATTCCAAATATATTCTACCTGATATTTTTCTATGGTAAAAAATTGTTTTTCGTTATATTCAAGAGTTATATCTTGCATCGGACCAGCAGGCATTGTCCTTGTAACTGTGTTTTCTACGAAGGGAATTGCAACAACTGCTTCGCGGATTGTCTTTGATGGGGCTGTTCTTCCAAGCTTTTGTGAAGTCTGTTCCAAGCCGACAAGGCTCGCTAAAGAGCCAGTGATGGAGCCTGCGCCTGCCATTGGCGTGGTCGTCCGTGCCGGATACAAATACAAGTCTTCGTTTGTAGGAACATCTGCAATTTCTAAATATACACCCTCGTTGCCCTCTGGTAATCTTCCAAGTTGATGCCACATTCCAATTGGTCGAGTATAATATCCTCCAGAACAAGGCGTGTCAGCGAAATCTTCTGTCATTATACTAACTCCAGCAGGGGTAAGTCCTGGTGTAGCGGCGTGCATAGAACTGCTATTGTCAATAAAGTTTAATATTGGTGTTTCAAACTTGGTTTGAATTACCCATCGGTCCTCGCCTGTGCCCAGATCGACACCTTCATATTTTAATATATCTTGTAGACCCTTGGTCGAGCCAAATAAATTAACCGAAGCAGATATTTGCATTGAATTCATGTTACACTCCCATGCCCCGCTCATTGGACCAACTGTCGGCACTACGGCTGTGGGTCCACGGTGTTCTTTTGGTCCACCAAGACCGTGTAACCAATGATCAGATGTTCCGGCGTCGGTGAGAGGTCCAGCAAATCTAAGATATGAAGCCGTTAGTCTACTTAATAGTTCTTCTACTGTTGGGATCCCGATGGGCGGATTATCCAACCCTGGATTATATTCCAGATCTACCCACGATTCGCCATCATAATAAGGCGGCGTAACATGTGGATAATATCCAAACCTGGAGTCTCCATGAAACCCGCGATTCCATCTTGTATTAAGGTGGTCTATATTACCGTCAGTGCCACCTGGATAGACTGAGGGTGGTCCGCCGCCCACTGGGGGTCCAAAGGCAGACGGACGACTATACATTACAATTGTTTCTGAGCCAGATACGATTTGTGGATAGATGTCTCCTCTTCTAGTTTCATTGCTTTTTACGCCGGTGATGTCCCACGAACCAGAATACTTATAGCTGTGATAGGATTTCCTAATTTTGAGCCTCATCTTGTATGATGTATTTCGGTGATCAAATCGGTTACCTATTGTCCATAGATTTTGAGGTGCTGAGAAAAATGTGGTAAATGTTCCATTTTCTAGAAAAAATTCTGGGGTTTCCGCTAGAAAATTATGCATTGCGAGTCGATATCTGTTATCGCCTTGACCATTCCATCGGGCTCTGGCTTCATTGACAGGGGTTGATCCTGGCCAATCGACATTCCCAGAGAAAGAACAGGAAGGATGAACCTCCATATCGTAAATAAGCGTATTTGCAATATGCTGTTCGGGCTCCACAAGCGCTTCGAAGGGGACTCGCGCATCAAATGATTGATTTGCATTTCCTTTAATGACGTAAGAGGGGTGGGTGATGTGGGTATCCAGGGGTACGCCACCTACTGAGCATGATTGTGGGGCTGCATCTGTAAATATTGGAAAGTCAACTGCCAATCCAGATTTAATTGTGTTAAACATTAGTCCTGGGGCGAACATGGGGGTAAGAAATGCTCGCCATAATGATGGTCTAGCGTTCGGAGTTATCGGTGTGTCTTTCATTGCTGGTACTGTTCCTGTCAGCATTATATGAGGTCCATATGATTGTGAAAACAATCTGGCTAACTGCAACGTTCTACTTGCAGGATAAAATCCATCGTAAGGCAATAGTTTTAGCAAACCCTGACAAGAAAGAGAGAGTTCGATTGGCTCAGCATTTAATTCTGTAGATGTAGCCTGCACCACGCCAAAATATCTCATAAAATCAGTGTGACTATAGACTTTATAAAAATCAGTTTCTTTGCTAGATGTAGTATTGCTCAGCGCACCTGTTAAACTGAAAAGTGCTGTATCGTTAAAAGGATCAACATTATTAAGTAAATAATCTTCGATTCTATCGCTCATTCTATATTCTGGCAAAATAGAGTATTCTTTGCCATATCGCTTCATTTGCTGAGTATAATCTGCATAAGAATCATAAAACGGTTCCCGACCAAGCTGCGTACCTGCATCCCATGGAGCGTCACCAGCAAAAGGGACCACCTTCGAGGGGGATAGTCTGGTTGATGCCCAGCCTCTCGGACCAAATGCCGAGGACCAAGGAAGGATACTGGATCCGGTTACTATAGTATGCTTTCTATTATATAATGCAGATGCCGAAATAAAATAGCGATTGGGATTTATAGTTGCATCGTAGCCTGCGCCCCAGGCAAAGGTGTTACAACCCGGTGTCATGGCGGTGTGCACCGTTGTCAAACTATTTTGAAGTTCGCCTTCTGCGCCTCCCCCTAATGGATACATCGACCCTCGGGCAGTCCCAATCGATCCAGAAGCAACATAAACCTTTGGATTTTTGGTCCCCACTTGGTAGCTGGAAACAAGGGGTATGCCATCTGTTGGGACAGAGCCGGTAGGAGCGAAATCTCTCCTTGCATCAAGTGGCCACATGCTTGAGGTGGGTACCGCAATACCTTGTGAATTTATCCACGAAGCGGTAAGATTAGTACCCGCAAAGGTGTTGGGTTGTCCACCATCTCCCCAATCAGCATATACAGATCTGTTCTGTCGAAGACTTCTCCAGAAATTTGATAAATATGTTGTACGTGAGCGGATATGTGGTCGATAAACATTTATTCTTCTGGGATGTATTGTTTCGTTATATCTCAGATTTATAAGTTGTGAATTTAGTTGACCGTCTCTAAATCCACCAATGAGAATATCGCCTGATGTTTTTCCTGTGGATTCAAGTTTCAAATGTTCATTAAGTTTTGAATTAACAAAATATTCTTTTTGGTTTGAATAAGACGCTTTGTAATGTAACTTCGTCAATAAAGGATATGCAGAGCCAAAAGTGGCGGACATTCCCGACGTGTCGATGTCCGCTTCAAAAGTCATTGGCATGTTTAAGTTTAACGCTGGTTCGTGGTATGCAAGTACCGAGGCAGTCGTTGTCATCCTAAAACGATCTTGGTTACCATAAATATCAGCCAAGAATGAGAATTTTGAAGGAAACCATTTATAACCCATGTAGCCTTTTGCAGAACGAACTACTGCATCTTCTGTTTGCGGATCTATAATTGAAATCGTATTCTTTGCTCGCATCTGGCGAACTAAAGAATGCTCTTGATTTCTGATTTGTTTCCAAGTTGGATAGCCATATGGTCCATTTCTATGAAGCATGAGTGCATTAAACGAAAGCCACCCTTCAGCTACTGGGGCTCCTCCCTCATGGTGTGCTGCCAAAAATGCGTCACCCCCAAGGGTGGCAATCGCAGTGTTGCGATAAATTCTTGGGTCGGATACATCATTTATGGGAGATAGAGGAAATGTGTTACTAGAAGTGCCAAGAATATTAAAAGCAGAGCCCGTTGGATCATAAATAAGAGTATTCAAACCAACAAAATCTACACCAATCCCTTCTTGATCGTTGAAAGAAGTCGGTCTTTGATGAACCGCTCCAGAATAATCCGGTTGGCTGGATGAAAGAAAGGCAATGGCTGGAATAAATCCCACATTCCCACCAGTGAAGCCCGTAACTGTTGCATTAGCAAGATTCTCTGTGATTGTTCGATTACCGGCACCTCCAAGAATGCTCTGCTCTAGAAGCAATAGTCCGTCGCCACCGAGATCTGCGGTAATCTTACCATTGTGCCCAGTGGCTGCTTCAATACACGCCTTGAGGGAGATAGCACATGCTTTTGCGGTTGCTCCGTGAAACTGTGGCGGATCCGCAGTGGTATTTTCAGAGGGTCTTTTCTTATATGCCTTGCTTGTACCGTCTGTCGAGACAATTGTAATAATTTCATCATTGTTGGGCACATTCGCGAATGTTACTGTTCCTCTTGCACCACGAAGGACAGGAGAAAGTCCAGATCGCGGTGCGTGACCAGCGGCATTAAAATTAGTAGCGGCTTGTGCCGAGCTTGTTAGAAAAGAGGCACTAATCCAATTGTACTGGAAGTCGTTTTGAGGAATGGGATGCTGGACAAACCAATTGTCATATAGCGATCCGGTACCATATTCGTGTAAAGAGTCGTAATCGGTGCTGCCGACACTAGAGGATACTCTACGCAATGCATTTCTGTTAACTTTGTGCATGCTTGGTGATTCCAGATAATCGCCAGTGGAAATGATTCCATATGTTCCATCAATGCCGCCCCATCCTGCATGGAGAGTCAAAAGTGTTCTAAGCCCTCTGGGTTTATTTAAGTGATCGCGCACGCCTATAGTCGCTGTCCTAACTGTTCCTCGATTCGTTTCATCGGAATCAGGTATCACGACTTCCTCCTCGCCAGAGCCCGAGCCTCGTACCATTAAGTTTCTCCAGGGCAATGCATTATAAACTGATTTTTCTGCTGCCATAATATCCAAGAATCCCAGCGAATTAACCTCTGGTCCTCCTGGTGCGGAAAATCTTTCAACAAAAACCGTGTTTTGCGTTGTTCTATCTGGAAGTTGAGTAACTGTAATAGAGCCGTCCGAAGAACTATGATTCACGGCAGCTTGTGGAAGATACAGGTTAGACAATCTAACATAATTTCGGTGTTGTTCACTACCGAGATCTGCCGAGCTACTGCCGCCAGCAAGAAAGCCATTGCCACGGCTTCGCATCGAAGTAGATAGCCAATCTGTGGCAGGGCGAACAGCAACTAAAGTATGAAGGTTGGTTGTTTTGGGCTGGTTAGTAGTGTATTTTGCCGGAAGTGTGGCTCCGTTATCATTAAACCAAGAATTGTTCGTACTTCTACCAGAAGTTTGAACTACTTGATATACTTTTTCATAGTTACCAATTGGTCCGTGTTGCAGTGTGCCAGATAATACAAGGTCAACCGAAGATGTGGTTTGAAGAATATTTCTAATATTAACTGGTCGTTTTGCCGTTTCTTCTCTAAAAAACCACGCCCTATAGCGTGCTTGATCGGGATATGGACCACCATAGTCTGGACCGGTAATTCCTATTGCACCATCTCCTATAGGCGAACACCATGGCCATGGTGGTCCTCCTCCAAGAAGCAGTCTGTATGCTTCCGGTCGCGTATACTGCCCATCTAAATTATTAGCGGCAGGATTGCCGTCACCTCCAATTAAGGGGGTCTGCTGTCCGCCGTCTACGCCGCCAGCGAAATCCGTAGCAACGAGATTGCTAACGTTTTCTGTAATAGCGGTATTGCCATCCGTTCCTTGCGCGATTTGTGTTAGAATTAATACCTTATCGTCACCGGTAAGGGTGACGGAGATTCTGCCATCGTGTCCGTTCTTGGACTCGATGCAGTTTTTGAGGGAAGCAGCCATTGCCACCGAGTCAGTGTTCTTAAATTCGGGCGGGTCAGCAGAAGTATTTTCAGATGCGGCTGCTGTATATCCTACACTCCTCCCATCAGCCGAAGTAATTGTAATAACTTGACTGTTACTCCCGGCACCTGTAATTGTTATTTTTGCTTTCGACGGATTGCTAGGGGAGTTAAGTCGAACATGTCTTGCCTGATGCCCACCTACATACTGTTCCGTAAACGGTCCTTGCATTGGCACCTCATTTAGATCTCCATAGCCATCATTATGTAGATTTACCAACTGGGAGCTTGATAAAAATCTATTTTGTATTTCCTTGTTGTAACCATAAACTGTAATCCCGCCTGTGTGAGAGGCGCTGATGATATTAAATGGCATTGCGATCTCGCCCTTGACGCCATCAAATGTACCAGATGGCGTTGTAACACGACCAATGTGTGTGCCAAAAGAATATTTCTTTTTTTGAATTGGCTGTTCGCCGTGGTGAGAATGAGGCTGATCTTGCGGAATAGATCCATGTTCTCGGTTATCATCAAGACAAGCTTCAAACTTATCAATATCATAGTTAAAAACAACTAGCACATTTTGCGGGATCCATGTACTGTCTATAGGTCCATGAGGAAAGTTTATGCCGCGATAAAAATGCATTTTCTTATTTTCAGAATAGTTTATTCCACCATGAATAGCTTTGTTTTTTTCAACCGAATATTTGTATGGCGTTGTATAGGATCTTTCAAGCACCTGATATGAGGCGCTGAAGATCATTCGTCTATCAGAAGTGGCGTCAGCAGGAGCGGTACCGATATTTGTTTTATTAAGAGGATCCGTATCTCTTTCGGCACGCTCTTTCCAGTAAAAACAACTAGCCGACTGCAAACCGGATAGAGGTCGGTGCCCTGTCCTCCAATTATAAAGAAGATAGTTAATGCCAAGTGCGCCAGTCTCTGGTGTTGGGACATTAAATTCTAGTGTTGGAAACTTGCTCCAATATTTGTTTCTTTCTAAAATATGGCTTTCTACAACATTATCAATTCCATCGCTAACTTGAGCAGAAGCAGGGACAAGCTGCATCAACATAGTTTCAAGCGTAGAGTCAAGCCATTTATAATAATCAATAAATTTATCTAAATCTGGCTCGTTGCGAACTCGCTCGAAGAAAAACTGACGTAAATACTTAAGACCCTTATACTCTTGTCTATATCGATTTACAGGATCTCCTATTAAGTTATTAAAATCTGCAATTGAAGCAAAATAATTAAGAATTTCATCAGAAATAACTTGATACATGCTTTTTTCAAAAGCATAATATGTTTTGGTGGGACGGGTTTCTCTTGTGAATATCTCCGTTTCTTCTTGCGATAAGACACGAATATTATCATCTCCGTGCACCACCTCTGGTAACTGGGTTCTGGCAGCATATAAATATTGATTTTCTACAGACGCTGTAGAGCTTGCTGGGAATGAAAACCCACGACCAGTATGTTGATATTTGACAATGCCTCCTAGCCAGCCATAGCTACCAGTCTCTGTTGCAGATCCAGACGATACATCTTGAACAGTGAAGTGTCCTGCTGCATCTGAACCAGTTACCGTGTCAAAGTCCCAATATAGCGCCAGAGTATCAATCTGCGGGACTTGAACGCTTATTAAATCTGGTTCGAGCAAAAACGAGTCTCTACTTGGATTTGTTGGTCCAAAGCTGCTTGGATCGATTGCGTGATTTTGTATCGTAGTATTATCTAAATAATCAAACCAATATCTAAGAGACGTGACTTTCACATCGGAATATTGTAAAGTAGAGCCGGTAAAATTAGTATGATGTGCGCCTACATATGCTCTCTTTGACGATGTTAAAAATGCCTCTGCCAGAGCCTTAGATACTGGCTTTGTTACTTCGAATTCGTTTATCTTTCTATCGGCAATATAATTTACACCATAAAACTCAACACTATAATCATTAGCCCCGTCCAGTGCTCCACTGGAAAACGACTGTGGATATCCATGGGGTTTTACTCTTACGGCAAAATTCCATTTACTATTATTATATATATTATTAAAATAGCTACTTGTAATACCATTATCTAAATCGACATCGCCAAGTATCATGCCACCTGCTGATGCCGTTAATTTAAAATAAGCATCGTTGGACTCTACTTTGTCTCGTATAGCATATACTTGAAAATTGGCAGCATCGGGAGAATTCCAAGTTAGATCTGTTTCAGTTCCGACCATAGAAGAAGAGGCTATAGCCGTATGCATACCAAATAATGATGCAGTGGTGTAGCTAACTTCTTGTGTCCATTTTTTGCCGCTAAGAACGCTTTGTTTTAGTGGAAAAACAATCTCTGCTTCTAGTGTGGTTGAAAATCCATCCTCCAAAGTTTTGCTATCTGTTGCGCTGCCTGAAATATATGAAACGCTATTTGCATTGGAAGTGTCGGCATACTGGTGTACGGTTGACGTAAACCTGTCAATATGATTAAAATCTACTGCTTTGGTTTTGTAGGATGTGGCTCTTCGTTTTGTTTCAAGTTTATATGTTTGATTGTCTGCATAGGCATTGAAGCGAATCAAGTTTTCGTCTATACCAAAGCAATTAGTAAGATTTCTAAAAGCTTTTTCAGTGCCTTTCGCCTTATAAATGTTGGCTAAGTTGTTGTAAATATTGTTATAGATAAAACTCTTAATTGTTTGGATATCTTGGTCATATTCTTTATCTTCATTACGGTTTCTATAATATTCAAACAAATCTATATTTGAAAATAGCTCAGGAGCCTCTAACCCATGAGATTTAACAGCCCTTGATGCATACACATATGGCTTAAACAATTCGCCTTGAGCGCTACTGCTGGGGTAATATGCGGCGTTAAAATTGGAAAGTTCTCCGATTTGCATTTGTAGATTATCAAAATAGGTGCCCATTATTTGAGTTAGTTTCTTTAAGTCACCCTTTTCGCCATTTCCCTCATCTTCATCAATAATCCACGAGGGCATCGTATAATAAAACGATGAATTATTTTCATAATCCCATACGGTGCCGCTAAGTGCCAATTCGGTACTTAAATTAGTAATATTTGAATGTTGCGGGCGGACGATTGGATCTAGGTCTTCAACCCCCACACTAGCGGAGACGATTGCAGATCCAGTATTACGAGAAGTTGAGGAATAGCCCGTCCATGTTCCATTTGTGATCCTGCCAGAATAGTCTAATACAGTATTATCAACAGATGTGTCAGTTGTGATGCCCTCGTTAAATTTGTAATAAACGCCAAGAGTAGTGTTTGCAAAATCTGTATTTGTGCCGCCGCCTAAGTTGCTGGTAAACCAAAATCTGCCGATTTGTTCAGAATCTCTTTTTGCCTTCCAGAATCTGAATTCATCAAGTGACCCAGAGAGTTTGCCCGAGCCAAGATCTGGGGCGACATTGGCAAGAGTTGTGGGATCAAATGTGCCGGTCAGTAATGCACCAATGTTGGCTTGTAATGGGTTTGCAATTTCACCAATATTCGAGCCAGTAGTTATTGTCTCGCTTAAATCGCCATTAACATAAAGCCTCGTCGTTATATTGCTGCCACTATTGATTAAAGTAAACGCATAATGAGCCCAATCAGAAAAAGAATTTAGATCTAGACTAGAACCAATGTCCAAAGAAGATGTGCTAAGACCACGGGGACCAGAAGTCGGGTCACTACCAGATAATAATGTTACCCGGAAAGGTGCCGCTGCGCGGCTAACACCCGCCTTGGCATCTATTTCAATTCTAAAACGACCATAATCAGTGCTGCTTGCTGTTTGATTATTCCAAAGATCGAAAACAACTTGTTTTTCAGTTAGAGTGGCGGGGAAAATAGCGCCGTTCGTAGAACCCGTTTTTAACCAGAACTCAACAGTAACGCCTGCATCTAAGTCTAATTTAAGATTTGATTCTCTGGTGCCAGAGCCTGTAACATCGGTGTCCCAAATATTTGCTTTTGAATCAAATACGTTTGATAACGAAGCTGTCCCGAGAGATGCGCCATAAGGGGAGGTCGGTCCCCCTTGAAAGTTTACGTATTCATAGTCAGAAGAGGCGGGTGCGCCATATCCCTTAACGATACTGCCCTGTAGAGTACCCCAGCCATCAGGTGAGAAAATCGCATATCCTGTGGATTTGGGATAACGGTTATCAAAAATATAAAGATCTAAAAGTGTAGAATTATTTCTCCATTCAAATTTTTCTTTGAGAGATCCATCATATGGATATTCACCATAAATATATTTTAGTGATTGATCATAATATTCTTGAGCAGACCCATATTTTGCGAAGTTTGCAGGATCCCCAAAATCAATATGTGGATGAAGCCTTTCCTGATCTTCGACATATGGAATAATATATTCAGCAGACTCTATATCCCGATCCATCGAGTCTAAAGAAGAGGATGCTATAATTTGTGAGCTTCGAAAGAAGTCCTTGATTGCCATATTATTCCTCTACTCTGAATTTAAACACATTTGGATATTCATTCCAAGCCCCTACAACGGTGTCGTAAAAACCTAGCTTTATTCCATAAGCATATCCTGCCTGTAGAACAGATATATCTAAATCAAAGTAGCTGCCCGAGAGATCATATGATAAATATGTATGTCTATCGCTGCCGGTGCCAAATGCTATTACGTCTGAATCATCAACTACTCTGATTACTTTAAAAGACGCGCTATCGAGATAGTTGAGTTGTGCGATATTGGTTGCTTTGCTATATATTGTAGGGTTCCAATCTTTTTCTCTTGTATACAGTCTAAACTGGGCTGTTTCGCTTCTATAATACGTGTCTCTTAAGTTGGTGATATTAAAAGCATATTTTGGATATGGGTTTATAACCGACGAATCTAATACTACAGGTTTAAAACTTCCTGTGTGGAGCACCACACTTCCAATCGCTGTGCCATTGCTCTTGGAGTGCCAAACATCAAATATTTTTGTTAAATTAGTACCAGGATAATATCCGTGGTTGTTCTTGTTTGCGGCGGTTAATGCCAAGGAGCATGAATAAATACCTGTTGAAACTTTGCTACCAGTAGCATTATAGTGCCCACTAGTAACCACTCCTCCACCTGCCGATAACGCAAGAGCAGAGCCAGAAGTTTTTGTGTTGTCTGTCGAGCCAGAGTAAAGGCTAACAAGAATCTTATTATCGCTGCCAAGACCAGGGATGTCTACCAATCTTCCACGAACATAATTATATAAATATAAAGTGTTTAAATTGTCTACGGCTGGCGCTAGAGAGCTACTATAATAAAAATTACCTCTATTGTCCTTTTTAGTAGAGTCCCATCGAGCTTCAATTATAGGTTTTTTGAAAAAATACTCTGAGCCTCTGGCATAAAACTTCTTTGTGTAAGATGATGAAGTTGCGGTTTCATTTAATAGAAAAATTCCTAAACCATAATTTTCTTTTCCACCGTTTGGTCCATCACCAGATTGTAGCGTCCCACCGTCCCCAGATCCAGAAATCCACTGTTCTACTATATCAGTAACATCAATATTAATATCTTCTGTTCCAACGTCAAAAGAAGCAGTAAGCCTGGGTTCTGCGTGATAGTCGCCTCCAGCAGTGGTCCAATTAGTTACCCCAGCAGATGAGCTATATGCAGAATTCCAATTAGCACTTCCACTGTCAGAATATGATTCCATATCAAGCCCGGTACCTTCTGTCCAAGAACGGGATACTGCTGCAATAAGAACATTAGAGTCTCTAGGCACTGTAAAGGGATGCTTGGCATTAAACATGCGAAGATAAAAACTAACACTTCCACTGGCGGGTATTACACCATTGGTGCGATCTGTCTTTAGCGAGCTACTTCCAGTTACATTAAATTTAACCAGAATTCTTGAAAGCTCGCTGGATCCTGAATCCTGTTGTCCATAAATTTTAAACACCTCAAGAGAATCGGATAGACCCATATTAGAGCCAGTTCCCCGCGCAGTCAAATTGGACTTATAGGCGTTTGTAATTGTCGTATCTGCAATAGCTGTATATCTTTTAATGCCCATTATATAGCTGTCCCCTGAATGTCTGCGTTAGGAAATTTGACTTCAAAAATTACATTTTTGGGGGCTTTAACAAATCTTCCATCTGTAGTTGTTCGAGATTTAACATCAAAGCTTATGGTGGAATATCCAACTCCAGCTTTTTGAACCACAGACACGCTCATCGTATCCACGACGCCTGTAACAGAATTTAAAAGACGATATATATCGGATGTAGACAGGTCTTCTCCTATATCATATAGCCTATCAAAATATCTTCGTAGTGCTGCGGTGCAACTCGCTAATACAGCGGCTTTGTTTGCTCCTGTGCGTGCTATAATCTCAAAATTTATCCCCAGATTAACAATCTTTGCGTCTAAGATGTCCACAGAATCGTTTATCATCCTTTTTGAAGAAATATATGTTTTAATATTTTGCTTAATGACTTCATTGGTTGTTTCCAAATATCCAGTAGCTGACCGGGATATAACATATATATTAATATTTCTTAAATTAGAGTCTCGATCTTGCATTACTGTGCACTTATCAACGCCCCCAAATCTAGGCGGCATTGAGTAAATAAACGCTTTATAGTCCTCGGCGGTAACAACCCTGTTTTGCGCCGAATATACACCTTGGACAAGCTCTCTCAGTTCTTCAATGTTCGGTGGCGTAATATCGCCTTGTATTGGTTTTTCGTTGGTCGCTTCAAGTGAATTTCTAACAGTCTGCATTGTCGTATCAACAAGAGTGGTTCTATTGGCAAAGACCAAATTTATGCTTCCAAGTTGTGTGACTGTTTTAGCAGCGGCATTGGAAAGTTCCGCAGTGTTGGCACGATACACAACTCGGATCTCCGTGTTAGAAGGTCCAATACCAAATTTGTCAGTCTTAATAAGAACCGAGGGGTCGAGGGCGCTATCTGTAACATATGTTTTGGAATGTAAATCTAATACAATATCTCTAGCGTTTGCAAGAGATGTGCTTGACAGTTCAGAATCGGAACCATATCCGAATACAATATCTGTTCCAAATCTGTGTTTTTCAACCCTGTATCTTCGGGGGACGATCACTGGCTTGAGAATGTTTGGAGCCTGAACATTGGTAGTTGTGTCATTGTTTGTAATGGGCACGTAAATGACGTTTTGCGCTAGATTTTCAACCTCAAAATAACCATGACCGTAGCCGTCAATCACCGAAATAATTTCTGTTACGTTGTTGCCCGGTATTGTCAGTCTTCTAAATTTAACAAAATCGCCAATATTTTCAAATAATTTCACTCTATTTACCCCGGAGACGATGGGACCAGATGCTTTAATAGCAAAATATGTTGGATCTCCGGTTGAACTATTTGTTTTTGCGGTGACTACCTCGTTTGCACCATCGGCAAAATTAATATCTTCTAACAATGCAAACTGTGCACCATTGTTGGCAATAAAGGTTGAGCCCGCTTTCAAAATTGGCATATAGTCTGTATCAGGACCAGTTCCGCTTGAAGCTACGGGTACTAAAACATATACAGTAACGTGCCCATACGTGGCTCTCGCTCCCTGGTGAGCATATCCCATCGTTGCAGCGTGCTTAAGGACATTTTCATATTCTATAGCTGTGGCAAGGAAGCTTTCATTTGCTTGATAATCTAAATAAAACGATAGCATATCTCCTATGTAGGAAGTGGCATCCAACATAAGAGCACCGAAGCCTGCATCTGAAAAATCTTGAAAAGTGTCTGGGTAGTATCGTTTTGCGTAATCTATCAGATCCGCCTTGATAGCTTGGAAGTCTCTACTTAAATAATTTACTTTTACATTGTCTCTTTTTAGCGCCATAAAATATCCCTTTTATTAATTATTACGATTACAAATTAATAATAAGTGTTTCCGAATCAAACCCGTATATTGAGTAGTTTATTATTATATTAAGATAGTTAGATGACGAAGATGGCTCCATTGATGAGCCTATATCAATAGAATTTTCTTGTTGAAAGTTTACAGAGTTTATTGTAATATATGGCAAATATTTTCTAGCTTGTTCAAAAATTCGACCTCGTAATGTTAAAAAGGCTTCGTCGGTTGCATTTTCAAACAAATATTGTCTTATGCCAACTCCAAATTCGGGAATCATAATTCTTTCTCCAGGGGAAGTTAGAATTACCATTTTTAAATTTTGTCGAGCCACTTCTCGGAATGTCTTGTTTAAAGTATATCCATCCTGGGAATCTCTACTTAAAGGTAGCTTTGGCGATCTGCCTGACATTATCTAATTATCCTCCAATATTATAAGTAGTTTTATATTAGAAGTTCTACACCATAGATATGCCAGCTTTTTTAAGAAACGGATCGCTATAGTCTATCTTTCCTTGTCCGTAAACGGAACTGGCGAGTGATTGCAATATTGCTATCTTTGTCCTGGCAAACATATCAGGGAGATTAACGCCCGCATACGTATCCTCAAATACGGCAGGATCTGATAATGCTGCATATTCATATAATGACAAAGACGCTATGATATCGCTCAAGGGCAATAAAGAATAAAAAAGATCTTTATATTCCGGTAACTGCCACATTTGTTGTCTAAGGTTCTCGTATATTGCTTCTTCTTCGGCTTCGGTGGGGACACCTTCTTGTTCACATTCGACTAATATTAGTGTTTTTTCCCCCCATATCGCTTCTGGATCCGGGGGCTGGTACCAGACCCTTAAACTAAAACTATAAATGGGATCGCGGCGGAGCGAGTCTGGACTATCGACTGCCGGGGCGAGGGCTTCTACAAACACAAGGTAGGGCGCGGAGGTGGTTGGTTTTAAGATGGGAGAACCATCAAGGCTACTTTCCCCTTTTTTAATTACTCCAATTATCTCATTCGTTAAATACTCATCCCAGGATCTTGCACCACTACCCTGATTGCTAAGATTTAAAGCGCTGGGTATGGTCGGGCGTATTCTACCAATTTCTTCTAGAATAAGCGCTTTTAATGCAAAAGCAGGACGATCTGGATCGAAAACTAAGTCTGAAGCGCCTGCAATATTTTGTACTTCATAATATTTTACTGCGCTATTTGCTATTATATTTTGTAAAACAGGGTGGTACTCATCCGATACGGTCAAATCGAAAGCATCTGAATAGTGTTCTAAATCCTTTTTCATACGATTCGACACAGAAGACACAAACACATCACTATCCATAAATCTCGTATCAAAGCTGTCAAAAACTTGAATAGAGATCATTGCCTGTTCAATGATATGAAGACGGATCATAAACATAGTGCTTACGATTGCAGCAGCCCTGCGTCCAGCGGTTAGCGTATCACAATATACTTCTTCTTTTGTAGAGGGGGCACCTTCGATAGAGGCGCTTTGCTGCGATTTGGCTTCCAACGTTAACGCAAGTATTTTTTGTGATAAGTCCGATCCAAAAGTTTTAAAGTCCTCATATCCGAGAACGTCACTCTGGGGATAGACAAGATTTATATCATCATATGGTGATTGATAGTCTTTAGTCTCCTTGTTGATGTCATCTACAGTAATATTCATGTCCGTAAAATAATTACTTTGTGCAATATGTGCTGCGAATTGCGTAACTATATTTTCTAGTATATTACCCATGACCTCGTTTCCTGCGCCTGAACTACTCCATGGTGATAGCTGATTAAAGAAAGATTGCCGGATCATGGCACGTTGACTATCCTGTGCCCATGGCATCGGCAAGGTGGAGAGGTTGTCTAATAATGTATCAAACTTGAAAACGGGCAGCCCTGTAGAAAATCGGGTTCTGTCGATGCTGTTCCCGGTAACCTTTCTTCCCAAGAGTACAAGGTCGGATTCAATGCTATATGCTGGCTCCCAATAATCTATTACATCGTAGTTGTCGCGGTGAACTATAAATTTAACTATCTTTTCCGTGAAATTAGAATCGCGGGCGAGGGACTGGAGCCCCGTCTGTTCGGAGATTTCCGTTCTATTTATCCCGACCTTGATTTGTTTTCCAGATCGCCATACCTCGGCACTCCAGTGCACGTTGGGGTTTCCATCGCCTACGTAGGCATCGTTCATCCCAATACCCCCTGAACGCGGGGAGTACCCGAAATCTGTGTGGTGAATAGGGTCGTCTTCGTCCAGGTTATCCGCTATAGCATTAATATGATTCATCCACTTCATGGGCACCCACCATCGTTGAGCAGAGTTCAAACTTCCTAGGTTTTGGTCCCAGCCGTCCCACTTGTTGCCCCCGTTCGTGAGATAGCTTTCGTAATCGGACTGGTGCAACATATCATGTTTCTTGTAGTTGATTTTCCGAATTACTGGTGGAGGAACTGATGTGCCAAAGCCCGTGTCGTTGGCCATCTGCATGAATGCTGTAAGATCATCGGGATCGCTATTTTTATTCCACGAATGAGCGAATAATGTACCATCATCGATGACAAATCCGAATGGTATAACACCATCAAGAGGGGTACCCTGAACATCAGGATTTTTTCCGAAGGTATATGGACCAAACGATTCTTCCTTTGTTTCAGAGGCATACGCATTTAAGACAGAGGGCTCCTTGTATCCAATAATAAAGCCTGCGGCGGTTCTTGGGGAAGAGTCTGGATCCGATACATATCCAGATGAAGGGGCTCTTATAGTAAAGTCTTCAAAAATAATATTGGGTTTATACTGAGGCGCAGTGAGTTTGGAGTCATCAGGATCATCATACAATGATTCATAAATACGGGAATAGAAGGATACCTCCTGATTAAAACTATTCATTATATAGCCAAGCGGACCCTGAATGGCTAGTGCTGCAACTTTTTGCATAGCAGGTGGTAACTCCGGTATTAGAGAATCGCTTTTGCCAAATAAAGACGGGAAAGAGGGTGCGATAGCACCATTCATGATTTTTTGCAGTAAAGAGTTTAACTCACGAATTTTTTCTGTATTGTAATTGAGTTCCTTGTCGATAATTGCATTCATCTCGTCTATGGAAAGTGCTGGCTCTTTTTCTGATAGGAGAGATTGTCTTAGAATTCTCGCCTCTGAGCCGTCTCCCAAGTGACAAAAATCCATGGGTGGCGATTTAGCGGTGGCGGCGGCATATTCTAGAAGCTCAGGCTTTACCATTCTACCCATGGCTGAAAGCATATCAGCAAACTCATATTTATCTTTGAATAAAGATCCGAAGTCTGGATCTCTCATAATAAGACATTTATGTGCTACCGTTAGTGTTTCGTCTGAAGCCGTCCCTTGATATAGCGATATTTGTTCCGGGAGAGTTGTTACTGCGATGACACCGTTGGAGGCAACCTTTAGACTGTTCAAAAATCCAACAATTGCCTCGGGCGATACGAGGACTTCTTCGACAACCCAGCCCTTTTCTGAATTTGGTAAGTTAAGAGCTACACCAGTATCCTCATATACAGCTAATCCAGATGAAATACCGCGAGCGATCATGCCACCCACAGCCCCAATGAATCCGGTGCCGCCAGCAGATGTTAGTGCGTCTCCCCATGCTTGTGGATCATTTAAATCTTCGAAGCTTACCCCGATGCTTTCTCCAAGCCAGTCTTGGAAACCCTCTTTAATGGATGCTGCGCCGGTACCCTCCCCCAAAGCATCATCAAATATAACTTCACAAGAATTTTGTAAAATGCGGATTACTATAGAGGATAAGGCTTTTACTAGTGCAGCATATAGTCGAGTTATAGCGATGTCAATAGTCTCTGCCAGGAAATCAAAAGTTGGAAAATTATCTGGTATTTGTATTCCCTGGAATATCGGAAATCCGATTGAAAGATCTATATCTGGACTTCCATTGCATTTTTCAAATTCACACCTAGCATTGACCATGTTCCCCAGTGAAATAGAGGTATTAATGAGTTGTCCTAATTCTTCGTCACCATCAACAATTGCTTCTCCAGCTAATGCTACGGTTCTATCAACATAACATTGTAGTGCATCGTTAACCATGCAGGCAATATCAATTTTGCTCAGAACATCGCCATATAATTCTTTCAATGCCCTTTTTAGAGGATCTTCGGAGCCGCCGGGTTGGGCGGCAAGATATGAATTAAGTCGTTCTCTCCATATAACGAGTTCATATGGTTGTATCGGGTTGAGGATGCCAGTTGTTCCAGGCGGGGCATCGGGGTTATATGGCTCGTTAATAACAATGCGTGTGGCTTGGGCAAAGGAGGTCGTCTCCAGGTCTTCGATATCATGAAAGAAAGTTCCTTCCTCGTCTATATAAACACCTATCGGGAAAGTTGGCTCTGTTGGTCCGAGGGTCTTGTTTAATCTGTCTACCTGTCGCATATTTGCCGGTTCAATCACCGGGTAGGGCACATCGCCTCCAATAGCGAGAGACTTAAACTTTGTTCTTAGTTTCTGAACATTTTCGGATGATGCTGCGTAGTCACCTTTAAGTTTCTCAATTTGTTTCATCGATTCCAGCACATTGCGTCTTGTTTCGGGATCGAGCAAATAGTTATTTTCGTCAGCTATTTCTTCATCGGATTTACAAAGATTAATATCCAAATCAAGTGATATTATTTTTGCTAAATCGGCAAAACCAAAGCTAACTCCCTTATCTGTATATAAAGAAAGTCCATCAGTCTGCTTCTCTTTGTCTCGTAGCACTGGAGTTGGCAATGTAAAGCGCGTTAAAAATGCAAAGATATCAAAAGTGTTAACATCTCTTTGTGACAACATTTCTTGCATAGTGTCAAGATTTATCAAATAATTGGCAGTCGTTAAATGATTTATTGTGTCATTGTTTACAAAACAATCATATCCTATCGTGTGTTGTTCGTTTTCGATTAACGCATATATCCCTTTGTATTCATTATTGTATCCAATTATCAATTGTTTATCAACTTCAGGGTCACAAGCCTCAAAATCGGGACGAATTTGTATAATATTGTTTCTATTCAAATATCTGTTAATTACGCTACTGGCTTGACGCAATCTTTTTAGTTCAGCGAGAATATTAATATTTGAGATAAACTTAGACGATCTCACAAGAGCCGGAATATATGATTCAATAATGCCAACAACAAAATCTATTTGTCTCGCATATGTGTAAATTGATATGGAAGCCTCTAAATAACCTTCTTCTGGTCTGGTAAAATCACAGGCACTGAGATCGTCGGATATTTCATCAAGAAGAGTTCGGGGCACCCTGACCAACACCTTCATTAAGACAAATGGTTTAAAACTTACAAAATAGTCTTCTACTTGTGCCCCAAGTGCTATGGCTTGTAGTGAGAGGAATTCGGGTATTTCTTTCCCATAAAAT